AGCAATTTAAAGAGATTTTCAAACCCTTCTTTAATAACAACTCGCAGTGCGTCCGAGGTGTTGGAGAATAGTCGCGGCACGATACCCCAGACTTGGGCATCTGCAAACCGCTACGTCGATAACACTGGAAGTATTGACAGCGGATCTACTAATCCCCAAGACTCCCCTAGTTGGGATACAAGTAGAACCTATGGTGGTTTCATTAGTACTAGTAGTGGCTCCATTGCAGACATCATTGGGGGCGTATCTGATGGCGAAAGATTTGGGTACATCCAAGCGGATGCGGTAAGCGGCGATCAGAATCTTTGGATAAAACAAATCCGAGAACTGATTCACTGGATTATTGGAGGCATAGATCCTCTAGGGGTTAGTTCATCCATTACTTTTGCTGAATCTCGAACCCTGTTTGGTCGAGTCCAAAACACTGCCGACTTAAAAGCTCAAAGCCTTTACAGAGAAGGGTTATGCGAGGTGTATGAGCAGTGCGTCTTGCATGAAGAGAAACTTTTCAAAAAGTGGCTATTTGGAGTCCTAAAAAACAACTTCTCAGGACAGTTTGAGAAATTGGTAGATCCTTCTCAACTGTCTGACGAGCAGTGCCAAAAGATTGCCGAATTGGCAAAAGAAGGTGTAATCGATCTGCCGGCACCAGAAGGATTGCTTCCATTTGGCGATCGCACAATCAATTGGAGGTTTACTCGTGAAGTCTACCAAATGACAACCCGCGAGATTTTGGATTTGAGTATTAGCGCTCGAAATGACAGGGAAGATGGGGTGAGCCAAGAGACAGTGTTGCGTCGGCAATTCCCTTGGATGTCGGATCAGGAAATTAGGAATGCCATGTCGGGGTTTTCCCCTAGGGTGGTTGGCGCGGCAAGCGGGGCTATCCAACAACTCTTGCAAATGTACAGCGCCTTCATGGGTATGCCAGATCCCGACCCCGGTGTTCGGGCTGGACTGGCAAAAGGTGAAGAGCCACCACCTTGGGGATTGCGACTAGGACTGCCTGAGCTATTAGATCAGGCATTATTTACTCTCAAAAAGGAGATTAGTTACGGCAAGCCGCTTTATGAGCCTGCCGATCCGCCTACGGAAAATAGCTTGGCAGCGATCGCGGCACAGCTTCAGCCCTATTTAGATTCTGGAATTAATTCAAATGAGCAATCCAGGTTACTATCCGCAACAGCCGATGCCTATGGCATCCCAGAATTATCCGCAATACTCGCAAGCTATCTCGGATCCCATCGATCAGATGGCAAAAGTAGCGTCGCTGCTGGATCACTTGCGCAACAGTCCATCTACCCGTCCGCAGGGGCAACCGTCAGCGCCGACCCAAGAGGTCGGAACAACTCCTCATACTCAGGGGAGTACGGGACAATTTCAGCCTTACAGCCAACAGAATTTAGACCGCCAATACCAGGAAATGGCGTCGATCCAATCTGGTACAACTTCCTCCCCTAAATTTAATGCTGACCAGCAACACGCCATTAATGGCTTGATTGGATCTGTTCAGGCTCTTGATAAAGAGCTGGCTCAAAGCCATCACGTAATTAGTGAGCTGTGCAAATTTGTTCAAGTGAACGAACTTCTGAACAAAGAGATCGACGCTCTCGACCTAACCCTAAAAAATACAGTCCCCTTTGTTGCCGCCGCCAACATCTGGATGAATGATGCACTCGCTCATGAGCAAGTGTTGGAAAATATTTGCGGGTTAATGTCCTCACCAGACTTCCTCCTTTATTGGACTTTTGAAACTTTCAAGAAACTGAGAATGGATGAGGCGGGATTTGACGCGATCGCGGATGCCTACCTTGACTTTCTCCAAACAAAAGGAAAGTACAACCCAAATCAACCGCAGCGGCAAAATAGTTTCAATCAAGTTCCTTACCCGCCGGCACCTGGACAAAACACTCCGCAAGTTGATGCAAAAGTTGCTGCGGTCGACTTGATGAGATCGGGTAATCCTGACGCTGCAAGGATTCTGCAAAGGGCAAGGATGCAAGGGGCTTACTAGGAAAAAGACAAAAAAGGAGTTTTTAAAATGTTTTTAGCTCCACTCGCAGCCCCTCTAATAAAGGCGGCAATACCAAGCGCCGGGGCTGCAATTGGTCAAGCAGTGGGCGATCGCGTCGGGGAAATGATTCGTGGGCAACCCCCGCCATTGCCCACCCCTAGCAGCGAAGGTCAGCAGGCTTTTATAGATAGAAGTCAGCAAGTTAGCGCAAATATGTCGGGACTCTACCGTTAATCCAATCTTTCTTCACTAACAACAAGGAACAAAAAAATGCCGACTCTTGGAGATCTCTCAAACCTTTATGCCAGTGGAGCGAATATGCTCAATAACTTCACTGGGGCAGCAAATAATGCAGACCCCAACCAAGGCAGGGGGCAGGCGAATCAGGGTGTTGCAGCCGGGCGCGCTGCGGGTCAAGGGCTGAATAGCGACTCGGTTCGGGATCTCGCCATGCAAAATGGCAATCAAATAAACCTGAATTCCCAAGATGAATTGGATCGCGCCCGGCGTACCAATAAGGGGGCGGCACAAGACCAGTTCGTAGATTTTGCTAGAACCGCTGGCTTAACTTCTCAACTAGGGAATCAGGCTTCAAACTTGAACACCGAAAGAGACAAGGCCAAAATGGCTCAAGCCAATGCCGCAACCAATGTCGGCAATCAATTGAGCGCCCTAAGCAATGCAAGGCGGGACAATGCAAGCCTAATCCAAGGTGTGATGCAGGGGGTCGGAGGAATGTATCGGTAGATCGTAGATCGAAGATCCTAGAACCCCTCAACAACCCACTATGGCAAACTCTCTTACCCTTGAAGATTACCCCGCAATTCTTAGTCAAGAATTGTGGCGACCGAGTCCTCTTTATATAGCCCGTTGGGCTATTCAGCCTCAATTCCTGCATCGCCCAGATTTACAACCGAGCGCCACCTTCTTAATGGATCGGTTTGGATTTTGGGGTGATTCGGGAGATCTAACGATGGATGCGCGATCGCGTTCAGCCGATCAACTTGTCGGAACTGAGAACACAAGACAGATTCCCAAATTTAAAGTCCCGATCACCATCCGAGAATTTACGGGGCCCGGTGGAGGAGATCCGACAGACCCGACGCGACCAGGTAATTTAAAACTAAGCTACCAGTCGCTACTTTTTGCGAGGCGTAACATCTGGGATGTGACGCAAGTTGAACCCTTGGTTCAACCAAGTTTTCACGAGTCCGTCGGCGCAATCACCTTGCTGGATGATTACCGACGGACAACAGATCGCTTTTACCTGAACTTACTGAATAGTTCCGGTAACATCTATAATCCGCAAAACATTGCAGATGGAGGGGTGTACGACAATGGCCCCCCTAAATTTTCGGTAGGGGATTTGCAGCGGATTTTTGAACGGTTACGCCGTGCCAAAGCACCTACGTTCCCGGATGGGTACTACCATGCGCTGATTGATGATCGGATGCTGCTGCACTTGCAGGATGATCCAAGATTCCAGCAAGTAGTGCAAAGTTCCGCTTACTACTCAGTGCCCATGAGCTTGGTTGAAGATCCGAGGCTTTTTGGCCCGGGAAGAATGCCACCTGCTCAGGGTGCAATCAATTACATGGCACAGCCAAACCAGATAGCTTTTCAAGGGGCAGGCTTAGGGCAGGTAATGCCTGGAGCTGATGATGCAATGTTGCCCAGTGGCTTTATCTTTGGTGGATTTCGCATTTTTACCACTAATAATGCGTTCACTTCAAGAGTGTCGTTAACTTATACGGCTGTTCCGCAGCAACAGCAAATAAATCATCCGACAGGCAGTGCTTTGAGAACCGCTTACATGGGCTGGTTTTTCGGTTCAAATGCCGTTGGGGAGGTCTTCGGGGGCGCTCCTGAAGATGGTATCCCAGTTCGAGTTCGGAAGAATTTGAATGATGACTATCAGCGCTTTTTGATACTAATCTGGCAAGCTTTCTTGGGATTAGGATTACTCAATCCTGATTTCGTGATTGCAGCGAGAACTTACGGAGATTAAAAGATGCCCTTTTCAGCGAGTGGAGAGCCATTTAAGCCAGTGAGCTTTGGCAATATAAATGGCGTATTGGATTCCTACGTCGGTAACGGAATCATAGACTATGACGGCACGGAGCGGAAGAGCATTTATGCGATCGCAAT